ACTCTATCCCAGGGTCTACGTTTAGCTTAGTGACGTTTGCTCCGATCATTCAGACTTACATTGCACAGACCGGCAGTCGTACTACGACGTTAACAGTTACGTTACCTGCAACCACCCAGCTTTATATTTTTAATAATGACACCGGGTCTAGCGCCTACAACATTCAGTTTCAAATTCAAGGAAGCGCACAGCCTCCGTTAGTTGTAGGTAACGGAAACATTGCCACGGTGTTAAGTGACGGTCAAAACCTATACATACTAACGTCATCAACAAGTAATATTTTTTACGCGGTTAACGGAATCGCTACGGCGCCGTCATTTTCTTTTATATCCGACGCAACAACCGGTATGTACTTAGTCGGAGCTAACATTTTAGGATTTGCTGCTAACGGCGTACAGATCGCAAACATGGACAATACCAACACCCTGTTGCCAAAGATGAAAGTAAACGCAACACTAACAGCAGATTTAATTAGTGGCGGAACGTTCTAAATGGCGGTTGATGATCAGTACGCAAAAATTTACAGCCTAGTAGTACAGGCTGGGATTAAACGCGACGGTACAGTATTCCAATCAGAACAGTACACGGATGGCGTGTGGTGTCGTTTTCAACGTGGCGACCCTAAAAAAATGGGTGGCTACGCCACTTTATTTAATAGCTTTAATGGCATTTACCGCGGAATGATTAATATTCCATATAATGGTGTTAACTATGTTTTTGCTGGAACTGCGGATAGTTTAGATGTATTTACTACAGGAACAACTTACGGTTCTGGTAGCGGTCCGTACATTGCCAACACGTTACCTGGAATTGTTCAGGCTACAGTAACGGCAAATACTACAACCCAGATTACTATTCCTGGCGATGGGTCTACAGTTTTTGCCGCAGGCACACAAATTATTTTTACCAATTCTAGTGCAGCAACAACGTACACTGTTAGTTCCGCAACGTACACTGGTGGGATGACAAATAGCACGGCTATTGTATTTAGTCCGGCAGCACCCGCGGGAACTATTACGCAGGCTTGGAAAAAAGGTACTTCATTCACAGCAGACGACAGAAATAACTGGCAGTTTGACGCACAGTTTAGTCCGTCTGGTGGGGCATTAAACTTAATAGCTCACCCAGGTTTAAATTTACAAAACGTTGACAGTGGTGTTGAGTCTCAAGTAATAGTTGGTAACGTATTTCCTGACGCAAATAATCAGTTTAATTTTACTGGGTTATCTGATAGTGCTGGTCAAAACCCAACATATCAAACCGTTTCTGTAGACGGTGGCGTCTGTGTACTGTACCCGTTTATTTTTGTTTACGGATCAAATGGATACATTGCTAACAACAACGTCAGCACTGTTTACAACGAGCAAACACTATTTGATTGGAATGGTCCATTAGCTAACCAAGTCAACATATCATCATCCAAGATTGTTAAGGGCGTAACAATGCGTGGTGGTACAAACGCTCCGTCTGGTTTATTTTGGTCTACTGATAGCTTAATTCGTGTTTCGTTTAATTCACAAGCCACAGAAATATACGGGTCTTATGATATTATTTCAAGCCAAATCTCTATTATGTCGTCCAACTCTGTGGTTGAAATGGACGGTATATTTTTCTGGATGGGCGTTGATAGGTTCTATCAATACAACGGTAGCGTTGCAGTATTACCAAACGACAAGAATGTAAACTGGTTGTTTAACAACATGAATTACACACAGCGCCAAAAAGTTTGGGCTACTAAGGTTCCAAGGTACAACGAGATTTGGTTCTTTTACCCTAGAGACACGGCGACAGAGTGTACCGACGCCATTATCTACAACGTAAAAGACAAGCTGTGGTATGACGCCGGTCAGGCTATTGGCGCACGTCGTTCTTGTGGGTATACTACTGAGTTGTTTCCCACACCCATTTGGGCTGGTTGGGAATACGAAACAATAATTAGCAATCCAAATACTGTTATTGCAACGCCCGTAGGCGCTACAGCGCCAACATCAAGTCAATTTTATTTAGCCGGCAACATCTCCGGGACTTTGCCCCCGGGCAGTAACGTTGTGTTTTCTACTGACTTAACTAATCCAAAAAAAGTTTATGGTGTAACCGCCAGTGTTTTTGACTTTACGTACAACGCCACGTTAGTCACTCTATCAACACCAATTACGGTGTCTATCCCCGCCGGCACGTTGGTATTTCCAATTTCTGGTGGCTATACAATTTGGCAGCATGAGCACGGATTAAACCAAGTAACGCCACAAAACGAATTGGCTGTGTACTCTAGCATTACTACCAACGACATCAGCTGGTTAACAGGTACGCCGAGCCAAGGAGGGCTTGTTGGAATTAATCGCCGTATGCACTTACGCCGAGTAGAGCCTAACTTTTTACAATCCGGCACAATGGCGATGACGGTTTTAGGTCGTAAGTTTGCGTCTGGTCAGTACGAAGAAAACTCTGGCCCGTATTACTTTACACAAGATACGGGTAAGATTGACCTGCGCGTAGAGCACCGCCTTGTTCGTTTAAAGTTTGAGTCTAACGACATTAACGGCAACTACGAGATGGGCCGTAACTTAATTACTGCCGAGTTTGGCGATGAGCGACCGTAAGACCGAGGCGTTCTTTCCGTTTTTACCGGACTACATGAGCTGGGAAGACTGGAACGGCAACTTTATTATTTACTACGGGCAAGAGCCAATTGGCACAAGCTCAGAGGAAGACTGGAAATCCGTTGCGTCACAGATAGCGCAGCTACAAACCTTTTCAGCGTACCCGGTATCTGACCCAGCAATTTATGAAAACTGGCAGGATTGGGCAAGAGATCTGACGCTAACAATTAATGGTCCAAGTCGTTGATTTGGGGCACAAAACAACATTTCTGCGTATTAGTGTAAATAGAACATGACACCATCCGAAATTATCACACAAGAAACACAATCTATCGGCGGAGATGCCGATGTTTTGCTTCGTAAAATTGATAAGTTGGTTGACTCAAAAGCAGCGGTTCTTTTACAAAAAAATGACACAGTTTTATTACTTATAGCTATTGCAAAAGGCATGGCTGAGCTACACATTTTTACTGTTGACCGCCCGGCTAGGGTTATAGAAGCGGTAAAATATTTTGTAGACAAAATTAAAGACTCTGATATTGATCGTGTGTATGGGAGCGGTAACATGGCCCAGGACGCTAAATTAAAAAAGACCCTTGACGTATTGGATAGACTGGGTGTTGATGTTCAAAAATCAAATAAACCTGGATACCAATGGATGGCTACCGTGGAGGGTTCTAAGTAATGGGTAACGATCCCCTTGGCGTTGAAAAAACCTTCCGTGGCGTTAGCAACGTTCTTGCTAAAATTGACCCAGGTCCTGCAATTGGTAGAGCCGGCGCGACTTTAGACAAAGCGGTTGGGGATGTAATTCCTGGCGGTTGGATAACCGTTGGCGCTATTGCTTTAATAGTTGCCGCCCCTTACCTAGCGCCATTTTTAGGAGAAGCTGCTGTAGTTGGAGAAGGGGTCGCAGCAGGAGCAGGAGCAGGAGCAGGAGCAGGAGCAGGAGCAGGAGCAGGAGCAGGAGGATTCGGGTTAACCGGAGCTTCCACTGGCGGTATTGGCCTAACAGCTGGTTCTGGTGCAACTGCTTCCGGTGTTGCTGGACTTGGTGGTGCTATGGGCACCGGATTAACTTTTGGCGGCGTTGGCGCCGGTGTTATTACCCCTCTTCAAGCCGCATTGGCTGCAGCAGGAACGGGCGCACTGTACGGCGGTGGTATAGGTGGTGCTTCGGCGGCTATTCAAGGCGGGGACCCAATAAAAGGTGCGCTAAAGGGCGCGTTTTACGGGGGACTAACCGCTGGATTAGGAAGCGGAGTAAATTCTGCTTTATCGTACGCCGATTTACTACCCTCGGGATTAAATCCTTCTGTTGCTAGAGCACTGACATCCGCAGGCACCACAGCGCTAAGGGGCGGTGATTTATCTGCGGTGCTACAAAACTCTGCTCTTAGCACAGGGCTTAACACACTTGCTGGACAAGTAAACCAGTACGTTAACCCAGTTGTTACTAACGCAGGGACCGGCGCGATTGGTTCAGCAATTAAAGGCGGTGATCCGTTACAAGGCGCAATTACTGGTGCCACTGGATCCCTAATTAACCAAGGCATTAACGCAGGCAAAGATCTATACGGTAGATTAACCGCACCGTCTAACGAAGCAATTAACCCAGCGACAGGACAGCCTTGGTCCGAGACTGGTAGTGGATTGACCGGTAGCGGCGCGGGTATTAGCTTAAACGCCAACATGGACGCGACGGGTTTTGATTTAAACAGCAGATATTTAACAGAAGCATCTGGAACAATTTCCGGTAAATTAGCAGAGTTAATGCCGACCATTGAAGAGCAACGTGCGGCTTTATTGGGTCAGGCGGATGATGTTAAGGCTAACTACGACGCAGTAAACTTAGCTCAAAATAATATTAAAAATGCAATTGATAATGAGTATAATCCAAAATACCAGAATGTTATTGGAATACAAGATAAAGCGCAAGATTTATACGACAGAATTACAAGTGTACAAAGTGTTTACGATACTAATAAGGATGCGTACGAGTCTAGTAGTGGTTCTGATACAGCGGCGTTTACGGCGGCTAACGACGCAGCCGCCCAACTTAATGATTTAATTCCGCAGTACAATACTACGCTACAAGACTTTACTACTGCAAATGCCGAGCTAACTGATATTTTTAACTCAAACATTCAGCCGTTAATAGAAACGTTTGAAATTGCAAAAACAACATTAAATGGTACGGTTTCTGATTTTGCCACTGCGGAAACTAAATTTGATAAAATTGTAGACACTGCGTCTTCTTACCTTACAGGTTTAAACGACATTTCTGAAGGTAGGTTACCTACTGACTACAAGGCCGCTGCGCTGGCTATGTCCGCGCCAACGAATCAAGGGTTTAATAACGAAGAGTTAGCCGCCTACCAAAAAGCAATAGAAGAGGGCGCGCAAGCCGCTGCAGCTGCCGAAGGCACTGGCACACAGACAGCTTCTAATAATGGTATTGGGTACGTGACAGTTAACCCAGTCCCAGATGAAGATACGACTACAGCACCTGTTGCGCCGTCTTATCCTGAAGGCACAACAGAAAATCCAGACGGGTCCATTACAGTACAAAATCCGGATGGATCTGTTGATAATTATGATGCAGCCGGTAATTTAATTGAGTCCACTACACCCGTTGACCAAGAACAAAACGATATTAACCAAGTAATACTTGATCAAATAATTAATCAAGCGACTCCTACACCTGTAGCGCCTACACCAGTAGAGCCTACACCTGTAGCGCCTGCACCAGTAGAGCCTACCCCAGTACCGCCTACACCTGTAGAGCCTACTCCAGTACCGCCTACACCTGTAGAGCCTACTCCAGTACCGCCTACACCTGTAGAGCCTACTCCAGTACCGCCTACACCTGTAGAGCCTACTCCAGTACCACCTACACCTGTAGAGCCTACTCCAGTACCACCTACACCTGTAGAGCCTACTCCAGTACCACCTACACCTGTAGCGCCTGCACCAGTAGAACCCACTCCAGCGCTGCCTACACCTGTAGAGCCTACTCCAGTGCTGCCTACACCTGTAGAGCCTACTCCTGTAGAGCCTGCACCAGTAGAACCTAATGTTCCGTTTACACCTCCAGTGCCAGCGCCCATCGGTTCTGTATCAAACCCCGACGGAAGTATTACAACGTATTATGATAATGGCACATCAAACGTAACCGTTGTGCCTGTGGCTCCTGTAACGCCTGGTAACGACGGCACCTTACCAGCGACTCCCGGCGGCGACGGTAACCAGCCCGGTGGTAACCTGCCCGGTGGTGACGGTAATTTGCCGGGCGGTAACTTACCCGCCCCTGTAGAGCCAGCTCCTGTAGAGCCAGCTCCTGTAGAACCAACAACCCCACCCGGCGGTGGAACGTCTACTGGTGGTGGAACGTCTACTGGTGGTGGAACGCCTACTGGTGGTGGAACGTCTACCGGTAGCGGCGGTGCGCCCACTGGTACTGGTGGCATAAGAATACCGACAACTGGTGGACTGTCATCACTAGGTCGTCCGGCTATTAAAGACTTAACGCCGCAATTAACAAAATCAAGCGCTTTTAAATTTGCAAATACCCCAACGTACTCATATAATTTAACACCTATGCCAACACAAACTCCTTTTGATTATACGTCGCAGATTTTTAATGCTGCCACCGGCGGGTCAACCTCATCGGCAAGAACTATTGCTGATTTAAAACCACAGCTGACAGAAAGACGCGCGTTTGAATTTTCTCAGAATCCAAACTACGAAGCCGTGTTAAGCAACATTCAGGCTCCTACGCAGTTTGACTACACACAACAAATCTTAAACGCCGCTCAGGGTGGTTTGATTCAAGGTTACGCCATGGGTGATCAAGTCGGTAAAGTTGAGGGCGTTGAAGTATTATCTCCACAAATTGTTCGCGGTCGTCGAGTTCCTCCGTTTTTTCAGGGCCCACAAATGGCACAATCGTACCGCCCGCAGCAGTACGCGCAAGGTGGTGACGTGCAACAGCACAACCCTCAGTTTTTTAGTGAAGGTGGTTTAGGTACGTTAGATAACACTTATGTAGAGGGTGACGGCGATGGCACAAGCGACAGCGTTCCGGCTATGCTTGCCAATGGCGAGTTTGTTATCCCGGCCGACGTAGTATCAAAACTAGGAAACGGTAGCAATGACTCTGGCGCTGACGTATTAAGCGAGTTCTTATCAACCATTAGGCAGCACGCACAGAATCACGACCCAAAGAAACTACCACCTGAAAGTAAAGGTGCTTTGGCATATTTATTAGACGCAAAACGTAAGGTAGGCTAATCATGGCAGGACTTAATAACTTCTTATCGGATACCCAACAGACATCGACCACGATGCCGGCTTGGTACGACCAAGCACAACAAAACGTTGTTAGTCAAGGTAGTCAGGCGTTAACCAACGCGCCTACGTTAGGTCAGACAACCGCTCAGGGCGCGATCAATACACTACAAGGTCCTCAAAATCCTTTTACTCAAGCGCAGGGCACTCTACAACAAATCTCTAGTGGCGCCGCTAATCCTTGGATCGTTGACCAGTCTACCGGTGCGGTTACTCCAAACACTGGCACTGCTATGGGTGGTTTGTTTGCCGCTCAGCAACAAGAACTTAACCAGTTAATGCCAAACTACTCTGCCCCTATGCAAGCCGGCGCAATTGGCTCTGGCAACTTTGGTAGCTTGCGCGGTCAGACAGCCGTTCAAAAAGGTAGAGGCGACGCGTTTGCTAAGTTGAATGCTCAGCAACTACAGGCCGCCTTGACAAACCAACAGACTGGCGTAAGCGCAGCAACCGGCCTAGGCAACGTCGGCCAGCAAGGAATTAACGCAGCCATGAACGTTGGCCAGACACAGATGAACGCGCCGTTCAATAACTTGGCAAACTACTCTAACTTAATTAGCAGCATGCCTGTCCCGACAACAACTCAGAGTCAGGTTCAGTACTCACCCTTAGGTCAAATCCAAGCAGTTGGAAACGCGGCGCAGGGTGGTTTAAACTCATTGCGCAGCTTATACTCAACACAAGCCGGAAAAAGTATTCTTGACAAGTTAGGAATCGGCACATTGTTTAGTGGAATTGGTTCTGGTGGTGGTGGCACGTTACCACCTACCGAAGGCGATAACTTAGATAGCGGTGATTACAACGGCGTTGACTACGGTAACACGGGTCCTGTTTTACCGGATACCGAAGGCGACTACTTAGATAGTGGTGACTACAACGGCGTTGATTACGGCAGTGATTACGACTACGGATATTAAGGAAAAAATATGGCCGCATTAGACTCACTTAATATTCCAGAAGCTCCTGTTTCAGAAGGTGCTATTCAGACAACCGCGCCAAAGTCTACAGGCATTACGGGTAAGATTGCATTAGATCCTACCCAGACAGAATCTATTCTTGCAAACATGCAAAGGTACATTGACGAGCGTCAAAGTCCAATGAGCCAGTTAATGGGCGGCATTAACAAGGCACGCGCTGGATTGGCTGGCCCTAGCGCTCTTACTGCGTACCAGCAACAAGAAAACCTACAAGACAAGCAGATAATGGACTACCGCACCCAGATGGCTGCGTACCGTGCCGCTCAGGCTCAAGCTAAAAACGAAGCCGCTGCGTATTACGGAACAAACGCTCCTACTACTGGTGGCGTGGCTGGTGGCGCTACTGGCGCTACTGGTGCTGCTCCTGCAGCTGGTGGCGTAACAATACCACCAGAAGTTCAGCGCCAACTTGACCAACTTCCAAAAAATGATATAGCAGGAAGAAGAGCAATTGAAAAGAAATACTTAGATACTGTAGTAACTGAAAATATTAAATTACAAAACGCTCCCGGCATGCGCGACATTGTGGACATTTATGTCCCAAATGAAGGCAACGTTCAGATGACTAAAGCTCAAGCTGAAAGAATGCTAAACGCAAATCCTAACTTACAAGCTATTGTTAACGGCACTAAAGTTCCTGCTGCACAGGCTATTAGCCAAGCTCCAGCTGCGCCTACTACAGGCGGCGTAAACGCAAATAATTTTGGTAACGTGCGTCCAGTGGGCGCGTCTACAGGTTTCCAGCAGCCTAAGACTCCTGAAGAAGGCTTGCAAATTCTTGACAATAACCTGAAGGCTTACGGCGACAAGGGAATTAATACTTTAGCTGGTGTCATCAGTCGTTGGGCACCGCCTAACGAAAATGACACACAAGCGCTAATTAAAGCGGCAGCGCAGCGCCTTAGCATCGACCCAAATCAGCCGCTTGACTTAAAGAACCCAGCAGTTCGTCAAGCAATCGGCACCGCAATTATGATTCAAGAAAAAGGTAAGGGCTTGTTTACTTCTGCTCCTGCCACTCAAGCTCCTTCTGTCGCAGCAATCCCAGCGAAACCCAATGAGTCTCGCTCAGAGTACGAACGCCGCGTTAAAGAAGAGAACTTAGTTATGGAGTCTAACGTTAAGCAATCTCAAGCAGAGCGTGATGATGTTTTACAAGTTCGTAAGGGCGCTATTGAGACAGGCAACGCAATTGGTCGCATTGAAAACATATTAAACACACCGGAAGGTGTTCAGGCTGTTGGTATATTTAATAAGCCTGGCGTTGTCTCTGCTTTTGGACAGGTTCTTAGTAAAGGCATACAAGCCGGTAACTTCGGTTCTTTTGCATTTAAAGATTTGGATGATGCTGTTCGCGTTGCTGGCGGAGATCAGAAAACTATTGACGCCGCACAAAACTTGGCCCGTGACTTTGCTCAGATGCAGTTGAACATTGCCAAGCGCGACCTAAAAGGTCAAGGCGCCGTCTCTGACAACGAGCGCAACATTGTTGCTAAGGTAACTGGTAGCACAGCCAACTCGCCTGAGGTGTTAAAAGACTTTACTCGTTGGAATCGTGTTCGTAACACGTTTGACAAACAGGTCGGTGACGCACTACTAGACTGGGAAAAGAAAAATCCTAACCAGTCCTACGCTAAGTTTAGACAGTCCCCCGAGTACGAGCAAATAGAAAACGACTACATTGCGAAGACTGACGCAATGGCAAGTAAAATGGGTGTTAGTAGTAAGGGCAATAAAGTAACCCCGTCTAATTCTGGCCCTAACATTAAAGAACTATTAGATCAATACACTCCTAAGAAAGCGTCTAAATAATGGCACTGTTAGAAGATCAGATTGAAGAGGCACAAGCCGCTTTTTTGGCTGCGCACGAGGCTAAAGATACGGCAGGCGCTCAGGCACTGGCAGACCACGTTCGTAGTCTTCAAGCTCAAAAGGCCACATTAGATCAGACTGCTACAGAGTCTTCTCAGGCCGGCACAGACCTTCGCAACCCAATGATAGCCGCAGGCGCGGGCGCATTGGCCGGCGCTGTGGTTAACCCAGTGCGCGGCGCGGTTCACAACATCATTACCCCTCAAGAAGTTAAAGCGCCTCCAAAGATGAGCGCACCTGCTCCGTCTTCGCTGTCTGGTCAACTTGGTCAAGGCGGTGAAAACTGGACAAAGTCGTTGACTGGTGTTGACGTTCCAAACGCACAGATGAACAAGGGCAGCCTAGACACCGCGCAGCGCATGGCCGCTACGGTTGGTCGCGGTGGTGAACTGGCGGGCGGTCGTATTACTGAGAGTGGCATTATGCTGCCTCCGGATCGTAACGCTAAACCAGCAGCTCCAGCTCCACGCACCATGGCTTCACAAGCAACACAAGCCGGCAAGAGCCTGCTACAAGGAGTTGCTGGTGATCCTCAACCTATGAGTCCGTTTAGTATTGTCAAGGGCGGAACTCGGGGAGCAATCACTGGCGCGGCCCTTGCAGATATTCCGCAACAAATTGCACAAGGCAACTACGGCACCGCCGCGGCCGACACTGGAATTAGTGTTGGTAACATTCTGCACGGACTAGCAAGGACGCCAAAAGGTAAAGCCCTTGGCACACTACTGGGTCTTGGCTCTGGCGTTACTCGAACAGTTCAAGGCGTCAATGAACTGACAGGCGAGCAAAAAGCTAAAGGCGGTTTAGTTCATCTGGCTGGTGGTGGTCTCACTAACGCTCTTACACAGACAGCCATCAACACCCCGTTAACTATTGCCCCCTCAGCGGCAAGTATGGCTAAGAACGCCGGTAAGGGCGCGTACGCACCAGCGATAGAGGACGCCGCGGCCTTGGCCTTAGCCATGGCACCGCTTAACCCTCTTACAGCCGCCATGAGCTTTATGGTTCCCAGCGAGGCCGGTGCTGGCTCTACTAGAGTAGATTGGGAAAAACAAAAAGCTGCCGAAGCGGCTGCTCGCCAACGCGCACAAAAACAATTTGAGCAAGAAGAGTTTATGCGCACTAGGGTTGGTGTTAACGCGCCTAAGTTTTTGCAAGAACAAGAATCGCAAAAAGTGCGTAACATTCCAAAGTTTAGCGCCGGTAAAGAAGTACTTAAAGCTGGTGCAAACTTAGCAAAAAAGTCGTTCGCCTCAAAGCCACAAAAGTTTAGTGAGGCCATTGAACCGTTCATTGGCACACACTCTTTACACCCAACTATCGTAGACAAGACTAAGTTAGACTTGGCTGCGGGTAGAATGGCTGGTCCAGAGGCGCCTTACTTACAAGAAATTAGTCAACCCCACAAAGAGTCTGGTTGGATTTTTGCTAACGATAGCCTTGGTGCAGCAAGCAAACTATACAACATGGGTAAAGATAACAAGACCTTGGTTACCGGTTTGCTTGGATCCCCAACTCAGTTAAAAACAAATCGCTCCGTGTTTGGTGAGATTGCTGACGAGTACTTTAAGGCAATTAAAGAAGGCAAGATGACGCCTGAATTGCAGGCGAAGATTCAAGCAAGGCTGCCAACATTAAGACACGGTAAAGAAAACATTCAAACCTTCCCAACCCAGTTTGACATTCGTGACCGCGACGCGTTTAACGAGATGGCTACAGGCTTTCACCAACGCGGTCACTTAGCAGACATCATGGGCGGCAAGGGTGTAAGTCAAGGGCTTCCCCGCGGCACCGGTAAAATTATTCCGTACGAAGACATATTGATGCGTAACACCGAAGAGTCTTTAATCGGCGCTCCTACGCATTCTATTGGTAGTCGTTTGTTTACCGTTGGCTCTAAGCCACCAGAGTACAGACCAGACCTACACAACGCATTTGACTACGCTAACTTTGGCGAACTTAAGAGCGGCCACTTTGGGTACGTTCCTAAAGAAGTTGGATACCCAGACGAAATTGCCAGAATCAAAGCAAATCTAGCGTCTCGAGGAATTGGTCGCGACATTACTGCAATGGACTTAATGCGTAACACAATTAATCAACCTATCACCGAACAGATGTGGCGTCGCGCCCAAGCTGAAGGTTTTGCTCCCGGCGGTAAGGTGCTGAGTGCTATAAAAAAGATGTCGGACGAAGCTCAGGCGGCCTATAAGGCCAAGTTCACGCCGGGCTTCTACCACGCCAGTCCAGCAAATGACATTACAGCGTTTGATTCTTTGAAATCTCCAAAGGGTCCTGAAAAAGTGACCCCGGGAGTTACTTTTGCTGCAAGAAATCCAAATTTTTCAAATTCGATTTTGCCGGACACTTTTGATGAGGCAACCAATACTGTGGTACATCCGTTTGCTCCGGGGTCTACTGTATATCCGGTAAATATCAATATGTCAAACCATTTTGATCCAAAAACAAAAGAAGGTCAGGCGGTGTTGGCAGATTTTGTAAAGCAAAAATATTTATCTGGAGAAAACCCCAATAAAAAAGCGGCTGCAAAATTTTTAACTAACATATCAGATCCGCACAGCAATTGGACTACAATGGAGGGAACTGATTTTTTAGACCACCTAAAAAATACAGGACATAAATCCTTTGAAGTGCGAGAAAGCGGATTTAAAAACGTTGGAGTATTCGATCCAACTAATATCCGTGGCAAGTTCGCTAAGTTCAACCCCGAAGACGCAGCCGACCCTGACTTTATGAAGGCCGAGGGTGGTCCTGTGCAGCACTTCCAAGCTGGTAAGCGCGTGCTACAAAGCGGTTTAGACCAAATAGCTAAACTCGCCCGCCACCCGCACGGCCAAGACCCTAAAGTGGCGCAGGCATTAGAGGAGTACCTCAAGGGCAACATCAGCCAAGAAGAGCGCATTCGTATTGCAAATCAGTTCTTGCCAATCCGCCAGTGGAATGAACTGCCACCTAACTACACTGACGAACAGATCAGAAACGCGCTAACATCAGACAAACAAGCTAAGGCACTGGCGCCAGTGCCTACAGGTATGAGAGTCGGTAATCGTTTAGATATTCCAGCGTATACCCGGCAAGGTGTCTACGTTGACACAACACATGATGCTGCTACTGGTAAAGCAATTAGTTACGGCAGAACCGGTCACTTAAAAGATGTTGAGTTTTATTCATCACCAGATACGTTTGTGCGTGTAGGCCTCGGCACCAAACCACAGGCACTTACACCAATGGGCGCTGTAATGGGAACGGAGAAAACCCCAAAGGCCCAGATTAAGGGTATTCATCAAGGCACACCAGACGACGAGGTTCGTCGCATGATGGAAGAGATGATGAAGGACCCACGCTATACTCAGATCGGCATGGATCCACGCAAGCACTCCCAGTTCTACGACAAGTCTACCGGCATGCCTGTCTTCTCTGCTGAAGAAAAACTTCAGTCTGGCCCGTTGATCCTAGCACCTAAAAAAGGCTTAGAGACAACGAGCTGGGACGATCCACGACTAAACCTATCCGACTTCCTCGGTAAGCAATACGCTGCTGGTGGTTCTGTATTTGACCCACAAGGTTCTGATTATGATTACCAGACAGCTTTAGCTTATGGTATGGGCCCAACTGGGCTTGGTGACAATCAAGGTCACTGGGGATCTGTAGCGCCTGTATCCGACGATGAGCAGCAGTTACATGACTTACCATCTGACAGCTACGTTGTCCTTAAAGGAAAAAGTCACCCAACATTTCACAAAGCAAAAGTCGCTGAAAACGAACGCGGATCTGAGATTGTGAAAAAGGGTGACCGGTACTACTCTGTGCCTAAAAAGTAATTACTTCTTGTAGCGCTTGCTGACCCAGCCCTCCGCCGCTAGAGGGAAGTCAGACGCCCATGTTGGTGGTGTGGTCATAATCTTGAGCACATCGGCCAGCGCCGCATCACTACCATCCTCATCTGTTAGGAGTAGCACCTCGTCATGGATCAAGTTGATGACCTCATACCCCGCTTTGGTAATATTGAGTGTCGCATCTGCCAGAAAGTCACGTGCCGTTCCCTGTACAGCAGACTGAAAAATGGAACTCCCGATGAGCGGGTTCCTTGTCCACTGGCGAGTGTAAGTACTTTGGCTATGGACAGTGACGCCGAGCTTCTCGCTGCCCCATGGTGTGGTGAGCAGCTCGAGCTGTGGCCGCTGCCAGCAGATCAGACGACCTGACGGCAGCTGCATCCACAGCGCCTCCTTGGCGCACTTCATCTTGATCTTACTCCCCGCGGCGTACCCAACTCCAGGGTTCTGCACCGCATCAATCGCAGCGGTCTCGCACAGCGCCCATAGGTTCTTCACCTTAGCGTACGAGCTGCGGTAATTATCTACCGCGTTCTTAGCCTCCCTCTCACTTAGCTTGACCCCCATTCCTTCAGCGTACTTAACCAGCCCTTTCGCTCCCTGACCAAACATTGCGCCGAGGACTGCTGATTTGCTAATCTGTCTCTGATCCTTCGTGACAGCTTCGTAAGGCACGTGGTAAAGGCTTTCCGCAGCGAAAACTTTGTACTCATCTAGTCCCTTTCTGAAGAGCTCGACTTTGTCTCTTTGTCCTGCGAGCCAAACCCCAACTCGGTTTTCAATTGAGCTAAAATCCACGTCAACGAAGGTTTTTCCAAGGGGAGCCTTGATGGCGCTACGTACGAGCGACGAGAGCTCGGACATTGATCCCAGTCCTCCATCAAAGACTCTTGGTATAGCTCGTTCAATCTCTCCATCTTGTATTGTGGGGCGAGCAATATTCTGCAGGTTAAGGCCACCACGGCTCGCCCAGCGGCCGGTACTAGCGCCATGATATACCAGTGTATTCCGAATTCGTCCTTCACGTTGTATCTCCATCATCTTAGCGTACTTAGCCACGCTAGTTTGGCTTCCTTCTTGTCTCAGCTCCAGCGCACGCTTTAGGTTGGCTGGTATGTTGCACTGCAGTAATTTTGATACGGTCTCTGCGGTCAGGTCGGGTATCTCGACGTCAAAGGTCTTCATCCAATCCAGCAGCTTGGCCCGCTCTGAGGGCTTGTAGCCGGTCAGCCACAGGCACTCTTGGTCAATGTTTCTCTGGGCGTCACAGACCGCCGTGCAGGCGTTTACAAGCTCGTCAGGATCGACCGGTACGCCCTTTAAATTGATCCGCTGGGTAAGGGTCCAGACTTCCTGTTCGACGTCGCTAAGGGGCCTTAAAACGCTTCCTATGGCCATCTCTGTGCGTACGTCCTGTGCGCAGTAATCAAACAACTCACGCATCAACTCAGCGTCCTCGTTAAAGGCGCCCTTGTGGGGCTTGCACAGCTTCTGGATCAAGTACCTGCCGCGGGTGTCTTTCTGCTGGCTGGCGTCCATGAAGGTGGCTGCGTCGCCGAGTGACTGTGGCACGTTGTTAGCCGCGGCTATGGCCATGGTGTCAATGCACTGCTCCAGCCTTAGAGGTGGCCAGCCGTACTTTGGCACGCAGACACAGTTCCAGATAGCGTACTCAAACATGGCGTTCCACGCTTGTATTTTGCCGCCGTTCTTGACGTGGTCTAGCAAAGGAAAGTTTTTGTCAATTATACTGGAGTCCACCAAACGTATCCTGTCAGGATATATTCCGTACGCAATACATAACACGTCTGTGCTGGGGTCGTTGGCGTAGATGTCAAGGCCACGCTCAGTTAGGTCAATGTGGCTACGTGTCTCAAAGTCAATGCTGTAAATCATATAGGCTCCTTAGGCAAACAGACGTATCTGTACAAATACTAATACGCAAAAAAGGGGCCCCGAAGGGCCCCAACTCACCACCATGTGAAATATTTTATATCTCGCAACTTCCTGCACTACAGGCTAACATCTGCGCGCCCTCTACGTTGTCGGTGTTTTCTCTGAGCTGGCTCCAGTCGACGACTGGGATGCTGGCTTTGAGCTTGTTGTACTCTTCTTCCGTACACTCTTCGTACGGAGCTTGGCGATATGTTCCGCCGTCGTACGGGAGATAGCTAACTCCGCTGATCTCTCCAAAGTGTTCCCATGTCCACGCTCCGACGCTTGGCCAGTCTTTTTCCGCAACTGAGATAGTAACGCTTGGCTTGTGCTCGCACCAGTGTCGCTGGTAGGTGAGCCAGAGCTCGAGGTGGGCGATTGGGGTGACGTCGTCTCGAGTAAGTCCGTCAGGTGCTCTCTGTGCAAAACTGAAGACGGTAGTCTGGGTTGGCTTGTAAACGCAGTCTTCAGCTGGAACTCCTTGTCCAACAAGGAACTGGGTGAGAGGATCTTTTTTATCTCCTCGCACTCTTCGGATATAGAATTTAGCATGGCGAGGGTGGATGCCGCTCGCCGAATCAACAAGCTGGGATACTGTTCCACTTGGCTTGACGCATGTGATAGAAGCGCTGACAGGGATTCCGAGAGCTGCTGCCCATTCTGTATTTGTTGCTCGAGCGCACTCTCTAAGTTCGTCCAGTAAAACATTTAATTCCTCTCCTTGTGTACACAAGAGTTTGTTGTCGTAGATTCCTGTGAGGGAGACTCCGAGTAGACGTTCTTCCTCGGTATTGCGTTGCCACACTTTTCGCAGGTAAGGGAACTTTGTGAAGGTACTTTGGATTGTACCAAGGATGGTGGCAAGCCGCACTTTGCGCAGTAAGGTTTCTTTGGTGTCATCATGTCGTACTACTACCTCGCTAAGGTTACAAAATTGGTACGGCCGAAGAACAATTTCTGAGCAGGGGTTAGTTCCGAATTCAAAGTTAGGATCACGGTGCCCGTACTTCTCCACCGTCTTACGCGCAGCCTCACGGTTGAATATCCCTCGTTCCCCACTGTGTGAATTGTATAGAGATAGCCACTCTTCCATAAACTTTCCAACGGTAGGTGTCTCATTATAAACCGCGCTATTGTTGGCGAGCGCACGGTGAGGTGCAGTATCCCACCATGGGCCAGCTTTGGCATGTCGAATCCTTTCATCATCAAGGTCGGAAAGTGAAATCATAGCTGATCGACGAACACCGCCAACCACTACCACCTCACCAATTTTACACATCAGGTCGTGGCACTCTAACGAATGCAGCTTACGGCCCTTAGCGTGTTTAAATACCGCCACAGTAAACTCAAACAAGTCAATCAGTGGTTGCGGCCCGGAAGCTCGTCCACCAAATGTTTTGAGTCGTGCTCCGGCAGGTCTGACGTTGGAGACGTCCCACTTTGGGATCTCTCCGGCCCAGAGGTTTGCGAGGAGTAGACGTAGTGACTTGGCCCAGCCTTCTTTGGAGTCGTGTACCGAGATCGTGTGCTCTGAATCAAACAGCTTTTCTGGCACCTCGGGCAGTTGGTTAATGTACTTGGATTCAACCGAGAATCCAACGCCAGTACCGCAGAGCAGGATGAACATGGCCTCGTCAAAGGACTTGGGGTCATCCACTGGGAGATACGAGCAATTATAGACGCAAGTATTGTCACGATCGGCACTCTTTCCTGCCGTCATCATGGCGCGCATGGAAGGCATAAGTTCTAAGTTTTTAATTGCGGAGAACAGCTCGTCTTTCAACGCGCCATTTGCGGTGATTGCTGGGGTACGACTAAAAATATAATCTACAAAACGCTGTGTGGTTTCGTCCCATGACTCACGACGGCCCTTGTCGTCTTGGTAGCGGGCGTAACGGCTGGCGGCGATGTACTCTTGATACTGGTCCATTTATTTTTCTCTACGGTTATATGGTTATGTTAAAGGGCAAAAAGCCCGGCGCAGTTTCTACGCCGGGCCGCCCACTACTGGGTACTACTATTAGATTGCGAAGTCTGCTGCTGCGGATGTTGCGCCGCCCAACTTCTCGCCGTCTTCCAACTTCTGTACGTTGTTCAAACCACAGGCGATGCCCTTAGAACCTTGTGCGTTGTATGGATAGAAGGTGATTGATGCACGGCCGTAGCAGCCGCTGTAGAACTCGTTCATGTCCATAATAGGATTGAGGTCTTGGTCTACTACGCCGGGCTTCTGTGCTGAGTTGGCGTTGATAAAGAATGAGCCTGCGTATGCTGGGTCGTCTTTCTCTTCGTCGCCGTCACGCAAGCCACCTTTAAGACCTTTAGGTACTGCGCCACCGAAGTAGGCTGCTGCGCCTGCCTTGGTGTCTTCGTACGCCTTGGTTATCTTGGCGATGGTTTCCTTGTCGGACTTAGGGATGATGATGGACACGGAGTACTTTGGTGTGCCGCCCTCGATTGATGCCTTTGGTGAGAATACGTTAGCGTAAGAAAAACGAACTTTACCGGTAACGATTTTTACTTTAGTTGCTTGTGTCATGATATGCCTTATTAACTTAAGTACTGGACTTCAATAGGTGCCAGCACGTCTAACCTTTTACTGTTGTTACTAATACGCAAATCTACAACTTGTTATTTCACGATGTGAGATAGGTTATGAGTCTAACAAAATCCCTAGTTTTTCCATCGCCTGCCGCATTGCCAGAGCCCTGATGAAGTCTGTAAGATACTCAGGCTCGTGCAGGATCTCTGGGTCTTCTACTACTATGTCTAAAATTTCACTAATTGAATCTCGTATTTGGTAGACACCTTCACGGTACCCACTTCCCGGCAGAGTTTCAAAATCTTTGAAAAACTTATCGACTAATAAATCCGGCACTTCAAACTCCGAACCATAGCACTCTACCACCATAGTGACTCCTACTTAGCCACCATAACCAACCCGACGTTGCCCATGGCGTAACCTAAAAACATGATGCCCGTACCGACGCCTCCCTTGTAAAACTGATCGCAGGCTACGATAAAGTACACCACACCCATTCCTGCTATTAACCACGTGCTCATAGTGTCTCCAAATAGACTGGTGTGTGCTCGCCCATCCACGCACCAATAATGTTGAACTGATAGTACTCAAAAGCCTCGTCGTAGTCCATGCCGTCTTCTCTCATCAGTATCTCGATGATCTTAGACTCACTGTAGCAGACCGCGACGGTGTTAATGCGGCTTGCGACCCCCAGTATGGCCTCGTCAAAGTATTCAGGGTCTAACACTAAAAGCTCAGGGTAGTTCTCTGCAATCTCATCTCTGGTCATGCGAAGTCCTCCTTTGCGTCTTCCTTGGCCTTGACTAGCTTGGGTAAGCCCTCAGGCCTTTGCACAAGATCTCCCAGCCACGCAGTGACCTGCCCCTTTGGTCCTAGCTTTTCCAGCGCCGCAATAGACTTGAGCTTTGGCTGCTCCCAAATGACTACTGGGTCCATGCCCTTTTCTACTAGCACTGTGGCGGCTAACGCTGAGTCGCTGATCTTACGGTGGGTCACTGACGTTGACAGCGTGTAGCCCGGAGGTATGACGTTTTGTTCTACTGCCCGGCTTAGCGCAAACTCTTCTACGTCGTTTACCCAAGTGCGTAAGTTCTGCGCCTTGGTAAGTACCAGACTAACTTCATTGTCGTCCAGTAGCGGCGGGTCTTTAAACTCTAGCCTTGCTAGTTCAGTGTTGAAGTCCGAGCGCGCACGGCATTGCGCTTTGGCGCGGCAGAACTGGCACCACTCTCCCGGGAGGAACTCGCCCGATCCTGACCACGCCTTTTTTGCTTTTGGTTTGACGAAGTAGTTTGCCCAGTCGACCAGCTTAGCAATGGTAGTCCCGTCAGTTGATATGCTGTCCAAGCGAGGCTGGTGGATCGTGTAGGAAACTTCTTTAATATCTGGATATTCTTCTTTAAACTTTGACCATGCTCCGAGAGCGTAAAGTCGTAGCTGCGTGTTGTCGAGTGCGCTGACTGGCACACCCTTTCCAAACTTGAGGTCGACGACGCGAATGGCGTGCTTAGAAAGTATAACCACATCGGCTGTACCAAAGCCGTCAGGCACCCAGTCACTGAAGTCCACACGCTGCTCAAAGAGGGGATTGTCTCCTTCACCAATTTGAGAGCGGACGTATAGTACGTAATTATCGACGTTAGCCTCAAAATCGTCGTTGTAGTAGGGTGTGTTTTTAATGATTTCGTATTCACGTTGATATTCCTCAATTCCAATTTGTCCGTAGTATTGTCTAAGTTTGATTTCGCCCAATGAATGCGCCATGGTGCCTTCTTGCGAGAAGTCGAAGCCATTGGCAGAGCGTTTTTGTTCTGGTAGTGTGGCCTCTAGTCTGGCGGATGGCGTACAGGACAGCCATCGCTTTGACCCGGAGGCACTGAGGAGTGCGTGTGCGGTCATGGTATTCTCTTATTCAGGTTAATCGTATACTTACTAATACGCAAAAAAGGACCCCGAAGAGTCCTTTTTTATTTATTTTTTAATGGGGCGGATTATGCTTTTAACGCCTTAATTAAATCTTGTACCTCTTTGTTAAAGTCTATTTTAACTTCCGCCTTTAGATCTACCTTGGTGTCACGGGTCTCGCGGTAGTCTGACTGGAACTGGCCACGGAGCGCTATCTCGGCTAGGCGGGAGTTGTAGCCCTTGTTTTCAATGTTGGCCAGTAGCTCACGCTCCCAGTACGCCTGAGCGTGTACCAGTGCCATGTCTAGTGCCTCGGCAAACTCTGGGTTGCTTTTCTTTAGCGACTCGGCGTTGTTCTTGCTGATGCCAAGCTCGCTCCAGATCATCTTCTGTGAGGCGCCTTGCTTGCCCATCTCGATCATGCGCTCGCACATCTCGGGCTTGAATTTAGATTCTGCTCTTTTAACTACCACATTTCCACCTTTTCAAAGCCGCGGCTTTACGTGTTGGTTTGCCGTTCTCGTCCTTCATCGGGCCTTTTACACCAGACATACGGGCGCAGAACGAGTCTTTACGGGCGCCGCCTTCGGGCTGCGGAGCCTTTAGATTCGAGCCAGTAGCCGCATTATATTTAGCACGACCTTTGGCGGTAAGCCCAGCGCCCTTAGACGCAGGCAGCTTTTCACCACGACCAATCGCAAGCGAGGGAGCATTCTTTTTAGTTGCCATTACTTCTTTACCTTACCGCCGCGTTTGTATGGCTTGTCTAGGCCCTTCATGCCGCTCATATCTCCGCCGCCCATGCTGCTGCTGCTGCCGCGAGCTGATGGTGGCCTTCTATAATTGCCTGTTTCTGGTTTTCCGCCGATGTTTCCCATAGAACCTGTCATATCAACAGGCCCTAATGGTTTTTGTGGTTTTTCCTTGGACTCTTTTAATCTGCTTAAAAGTCCCCTAGAATCGCCGCTAAGATCCGGTTTACCTGGCTTTACGTACTTTTTAGTTTCGCTAACTTCTGCGTCAACACTACCGCCGTCAGCCATTTTAGGCATTTTTTTAAAGTCTTTCATTCCTGCTCCTCTGGTTTTGGTTCAGGGGGAGCCTCGTTTGATGGCGCTGTTAGATTTTCTAATGGTGGGTCTAGTTCGTTCATTTTGTCTTCGCAGTCTTTGCTGCCTCTTTAAAGTTACTTGCCTTTGGAGCGCCCTTGGTGCCGGGCTTTCGCATTTTTTCGCCTGAGCCCGCAGCGATACGTTCTCTCTTTTTTTGAATATTGGCGTACAAGCCGGGTTTAGCTGCCATGGGATTTCCTTATATGGGTGAGTAGGACAGGGAATACTTTTTTGGGTTACCTCTTATTAAGTTACGGTGCCTCCGCAACTCCTACTCATTGAGACTTAAAATACGATGCCAATGCCGTTGGCACGTTTGACGATCTTAGTCAGCTCACGCTCGTTGGCGTCGCTAACAAACTTGTTAATTTCTACTGCTTTTTCAATGACTTCTTCCATTGTCGGGAACTTAGGCGCCAGTTCGGCCGCCTCTTTAGTTGCCTTGTCCAGTGCCTCAAACGCGGCTAGGTTAGCCTTGTACTGTTGCTCTAAGAAGTCTTTGGCTGTGTTAAATACGGAAAAGCGTAGTTCAAATGGGTTCATGTAAATCTCCTGTGTGTTGTGTGTAAAGGTGCCCGTCTTTCCGGGCTGTCAGCGCCGTGTACTTAGGCAGCCAAAGCGAAGTGGCGTTTTAAGCCACCTGCAAGGAGCGCCTCCCGGCGTGTCCTATATCTACTAATACGTCTTTTACCAAAAAACCGCCCTATTTTTCGTCAGGCTTGTCTTGGCCGTGCTCCTTACGGTAGCGCAGGGCGTCGTTTAGCATCATCTTGGTGAGCGCCAGCGCCTTTTCTTGGTGCTCTTGCTCCATCTGCTCGGTAGTCTTTTTGGACTTCCGTTCGACCTCTTTGGCGATGTCGTTGCTGACGCCGGCGTGTTTAAGAAGCTGTTTCAGGTTCATCTTTGGCCTTTCCTGCTCGTTCTATCGCGGCCCTAAACTGCGGCTCTCCCTGCATGTTAATCAAGCCAATCAAGCCCGCGGATACTACGTAGGGCGTATTGGCTAAAATTTGTAGCAGCCCGTTTACCTGCGCCACGGTGAACGAGAAGTTAATGATCTCGTCGTCCAGCGGGTCTTTTTTCATTTCTTCTGTCATTTCTTTTTACTGCCTTTCTTTTTAGGTTCTAACAAATTAAAAATATCATCTCTTGCCGCTAACTTTTTTGGGTCGGTGCAGTACTGATTT